GAGTTTAAAGTAGTAGAAAATGAACCAGATCTATTCGACAATGTTTGTGAGGGCATGTGCGGAGTTTAACAGAAAGCATCATCGATGTAGGGTCGGGATTTTTATTGGCCACTTTGTTACAGCTTTTTATCTTTCCGTTTTTCGGGCTGTACCCAACCTTGTCAGACAGTGCAGGTATTGCTATAATTTTCACATGCATATCCATAGTTAGATCATGGGCATGGAGATTAATTTTTAGGAGGATATAATGCGACAAGAATTAGATAATCGGAGACCTGCGTTTGCATTTAATATATCAGATTCAAACGGCACCACTTATCGTTTAACCACCTCTTTTAGTGACAACCAAGTAAAAGAAGTTTGGGTCAATGGCGGTGGTAAAGTGGGGACAGAACGGCACGATACACTAACCGAAATGGGTAGGATTATATCTGTAGCTTTACAACACGGGGTGCCGCTCGAAGAGCTAAAGTCATGTGCCACATATCATTCAGATGGAAGGCCTGCAACCATCATTGGCGAAGTGTTTAACGCTATAGATTTTGGAAACTAATCGTCTTCAAACTCAGGCTCAAAAACAACCTCCACGCTTTCTTCGTTTTCAAAGTCAAACAAAAGCTGTTCTTTTGCGCGTTCAATGGCGTCGGCCACTGTCAAAGGTATGTAAATAAGTTTACCGTTTTTAAATTGTTTAAATTTTTGTTTACACGATCTGCAAAAATACTTGTCACCCGTGATTTGTTTCATCGTGGTAAGACGAGTGCATCCTGGACAGACGCAGACATTGATAACATCTGTCACTTTGCATCGCCCCAGTTATCCGCTAAAGCATGATCGACCACACTTGGTAAGTTTAGTTCAACACAGTTTTCCATTTTATGTTTTATCTTCAACGCCTCTTCTTTGTTTTCAACAGATATGTTTAGTTCGTCATGTACCTGTATGTGAGGTATGATACCATCTTGTTCGTACAAGTCCACCATTGCTTTTTTTGTTTGGTCTGCAGCAGATCCTTGTATGAGTTTGTTTAACGCTTTGTAAGTATTGGCTCTTTTATAATTGTGTTTGCCCTCAGCCTCGATAGCTTCGTCTTCTGTTTTATAAAAACCTTTTTTACCAAATTTAGCTGGTTCAAAAAACGGAAAACGACATTTCCTCTTTAGAATCGTTCTAATCTCTCCACGATCTGCCGCAACATCCATGACATTGTAGGTCAGTTGTTTAACAAACGGAACTTTGTCTTGATATGTTGCAATAATTTCTTCAGCCTCAGACGCTTCGATACCGAGCTCGTTCATTAATTTACCTTTGCCCATGCCGTAAAATAAACCAAGGTTAATTGTTTTTGCTTGGTCTCTTGGTATTTGAGCAATGTCAGCCACCATCTGATGAAAGTCAGCGTCGCCTTCACGATACCCGCTAATAATTTTAAACACATCCAAGTTATCATTGAAAGCATAGTGCACAACCATTCGTGGCTCTTGCTGTGAGTAATCAAACGTGCCCCACTTCTTGCCCTCCTCTGGTATAAATAAACTACGAATAAGTTTTTTTATTTCTTTGTTTCGAGACGGTATCTGTTGCAAGTTAGGATTCGAGTAACTGAAACGACCAGTGACCGTCCCCCCATCATCGCTGCGCATCTGATGTATTTCAGAATGTATACGACCTTTGTGCTGATGTCGTAAAATAGTTTCAATAAATGTTGTGTTTGCTTTGTTGATCTCTCTGGCTTCAACAATTTTTTGTGCCATTTCATGTTTATGTTTACTTAAAAAATTTTTTGTAAAACTTGGTGCACCGCTCTTTGGTGTGCGAGGGTATTCAATGCCAAGTTTGTCAAAAGCTTTTGCAATTGATGCCGCTGCCCATATCTCAATGTCCAAACCACAAATCTTTTTTATGTCGCGCATGATTTGTTTTTCTTGCTTACTTAATTGCTTACGAGCTTTGTCAGCTTGATCTAAATCGACTCTTACACCGTGCGCTCGCATATCAATGAGACATGGTTGCAGTCGAGTTTCTAAGTCGTAAATGTCTGTAAGTTCTTGTTTTTCAATCTCTTTTTCATTTCTAATAAACAAGTCGTAAGTCAATCGTGCGTCGTACTCTGCATACTCCCCAACATGCATAGCCGGCAACTTGTACATTTCTTTTTTAGGATCGACACCAAATTCTTTGGCCGCCTTGATTAACAAATCTTCGTTCTTGCTTTGCCCCATCCAATCTTTTGCAAGAGCATTTAATGTGTATGAATATCTGTTCTCGTCAATCAAAGCACTCGATATCATAGTGTCGTGTATCTTGCCATTAACTTTTATACCTGTGTGACGAAGCCAACCTAAATCGTAGGACGCATTATGAAACACTTTATCGCAGTCAAGAGCAGCAACTTTTTTAAACCAGTCTAAAACTTTTTTCTTGTTTAAATTACCTCCGTTGTGTGCAATCGGATAGTAGCCTTGCCAGTCCGCAGTGGCCACAGCAATACCCGTAATGTAACCGTTGCCCGTCGCCCAACCAGAACCGTGCGTCGTAAGATTGACATCGCATGTTTCTAAGTCGATTGATATTAATTTTTCTTTAGACAAGTCAGGAAAATATTCTTTTGCCGACCACTCTGTCGGAGGGCTGTACACAAAATTATTCATATTATATATTCCCACCTAATTTTTTTGGAATTAGATTGTAGTTTGTTTCTTTTTCTCCATTTATTATCCCAATTAATTAAAGGAACATCAACTGCTTTAATCCAATTACTTGCTTTATATATCGTGCCGTTGTGCACAGCTGTATCTTGATACGATATAAGTCTTTTTACTTGTGGAAATTTTTGTTTTATTTTTTTAGTCATTTTCGCTATGACAAAAGTCGCTGTATTTTTAGGGCAAACATCCGATAATGCAAGTCTTCGTAACTCTAATATCTCATGTTCGTTTTTAAATCTATTGCCTGCCACTGCTCTTGACCAGATACCGACACCCACTATGGCCTGCTTGTATTTTATTACATAGCAAACATATCTGCCTGGTCTTACAACATTAGACCAATGTATTTTAGGCAGTCGACTGTGCCACAATTCGTTAAGCATGCAAGCAATTTGAGCTCTAGTTTCTTCTATTTCCATCATTTTTAGATCTTTAATCACCAATGTTTTCTTTTAATTTGTTAATATACCATGTTGCTTTTTCTAAATCTTGTTGAGCATGACCTTTGTGTTCGTAACGCCATAAATATTTCAATGCATTGCCTTGTAAATAATATTTAAATCCATCTCCCAAACATGCTTTAATAGCATCAATGCATTCAATGTCTCCTTTTTTGTAATGAGGCGGGTGATTTACTAAATCTGTCATAAAGCTAATTTAAAATACATGTTAGTTTGTGGAAGCAAGATGTGAAGTTCTTCTTTAGCTCGTGTGGCGCCAACATAGAAAACTCTTTGCTCGTCATCCGAGTCTGTTTTATATGCGTGATATGTTTTTAAGTTCATGTCAGTAGCAAGAAGAACTTTATCACATTCACCCCCTTTTGCACCATGTATTGTAGATAATCTTATTCTAGGTGTTTTAGATATGTTCTCTTCATTTTTTTCCATGCGTAGTAAATACGCACGATCGTGAATATTAATTTTATTTAACGCATACTGCCACTCGCCCACACTGAACGGACCAAACACAACGATCAAAGATTGCATGTCATACAATTGTCCGTCGGACAGTGTTTTAAGTTTGTCGTCAAAGTCTTCTGGTTTTCGTTTATAATGAAATATTTTTTTCACTGTTTTCTTGTCAATTACCTCGCCATCAGACAGAGCTTTCCATCCAACAATGGCGTCAAACACTCTTTGTGGTATGGGTTTAGTGGCATCTTTACGCTCCACTTTTTCATACCATAGCCCACGACTGCGACACTCGTCTTCTATGCCATTTAAGATGTAGCGATCTCTTGCTAAGATCAACCAATTACCTTCACTAAAATCCACGCTTTCTAAATTAGGATGAAATAAAACATCTCCTTCTTCTTCAACAGGCTCCCATTTTTTGTCAATTCTATTTTTTGTGAGTTTAATAATGTCTTGCGCAAAATCTTGAACTTTTCTTTTGAGTCGATACGATTTGGGCAATACGATCTCTTCGCCTGGGTAGTCTATAAATCTTTCAACATCTGCTCCAAGCCATCTATAAATTGCTTGGTCATCATCTCCAGCGAGATACAAACGTTTTGCTGTAGAGGCAAAATGCTCCACCATCGCCCACTGTAAAGGAGTCAAGTCTTGAGCTTCATCTATAAAAACAACCTCAAGTATAGGCAGTAAATTATCATTAACAGCCTCATATAACATATCGGTGTAATCTAAATAGTTGTTGACCTGTTTGTATTCTTCGTAAGCTGATGACACATACTCTAAATATTTCCATTCTATTTGGGAGGAGTCCACATATTTTTTATAATGATCTTCTAAAGATATCCCGCGAGCTCTGGCTAAATGATGCTCGTTAAGATACGGATTATCCGACAAACCTGTATCAGAATCGACAAACATCTTTGACCGTAGTCCTACTTTATCAGCAAATGTTTTATATTGTGGTGACTTCATGACCGATCTACCTTCAAGATTAATAGAGTGATAACCACAAGAATGCAGTGTGGAGAACCATTTGAAATCTTTTTTATCTAATTGAAATTTAGTCATGGCTCGGTCACGGGCTTCGTTTGCAGCTTTTCTAGTGAACGAAAAGTATCCTATTTTGTCGATAGCTGTCGTGTCCATTTCAGCCTCCACAAACTTTAGCAAAGTAGTGGTCTTACCTGTGCCTGGAGGGCCTAATAATTTTTTTACAACTGCGGTCATTCGTATGATTTTTTATCCTTCATATCAGGCATTGCACTTTGTATGTCAGCCATATCGTCTTCAAACTCTGGTATAGTCCAAACTTTAATTACGGCCTCTTTGCCATCTTGTTTTTGTACGCGTAAACTTTCTTTTTCTCCGTCTAGTTCTGTCTTTAATATACGAGTCAATTTAGTTCTGTTAAAAGCCGTGAACTTTTTCTTTTGTAAGTGATCCTCTAAATCTTTCAACAGAAAATGATGTTTACGATCTTTGTTAGATTCTCGGTTAAGCCATGGTTTACCGTGCACAATTTCTTCTTTAATTTGAGCAGCAGCTTTGTTGGTGCACCATTCTTTGAGATACTCAAAAAACATTTCTTTGTTACCAGGTGCAGAGGTGTATGTCGACGAGCCTACTAACGCAGATATTTTTTCTTGCCAACGAGGAGTGGGCAATATTTTTGGCATAAATTTTAATTGCTCCATGCACTTTCTTTGAAAGCGTTGCTGTATTTGTAAGTCCTCTGTTTCAAGTTCTAAAGGATTTTCTTTGCCATCTAAAGATAAAAACCACAACGGGGGATCAGAACCGTACATTTCTAAACCTGTTGGAGAAATTTCTAAGTCTGCAATGCCTTTGCCAAATTTTCTTCGAGCACATTTTTTGCTATTGCAATTTGATTTCAAAGGTTCTTTGTTACACCCATAGTCGTATTCTTTTTTACTTATGGACGCAGCTATCTTTTGAACATCGTCTTGTGTCAAAGGAGGCACACACATTTCATTATTAGCGTTTAAGAGATCAACCAAGAACTCTGTCTTGCCAGACTTCTTATAGTATACTGCAATGTTAGTGAGTGTTTCATTGCGTCCGCCCTCTGGTATACCGTTTTGATGTAATATGTTTAAACAAGGCGGACCATCTTTAAAAAAATCTTCTAATTTTAAAAAGTCTTTAGAGGCATCTGTTTGTGCATACACATCGTACAGAGTATAGAACTGCTCTAAGCTACAAGGCTGACCTTGATCATCTAAAGCGTGCCTCTCACTTTCGTCTCCTCCAAAATACGGTAAATTTAAAAAGTTACCCACTTGTCCTTTGTCTATTAAAAGCGAGACTTGCTTTGGAAAAATCTCAGACCCCGCGCAACCTAGAAACGACGCAAAGTCTTTTAATCTAGATTGCACGGAGCTGGCTTTCACAGGGACAGTGAAGAACATAAAAACATGAGCACCACCACTCTTTGATTTACACACAATTAAAGGTAGTCCATGTTTTCTAATTTTTTGTATTAGTTCCAAATGATTAAAACCGTTGTAATTATCTATGTCGATGCATCCCCAACGACATTCGTTCTTTTCATTAATAGGTATGATCCCTAAACTGCTGTTGCCATTTAAATGTTCGCTCCACAATTCTACTGGTAATCCTCCAGGGCACCTAATTGTGTTAGCCTCTCCCTTCACTTTGCCCACTTCGTTTTTGCCGGCAGGTACAAATTTTCCATAAGCAACATTTAACCCACTAAATATCTCTATAAATTTCTCGTTCACCGTGTCCCTATATGAAAAGGGCGGCCGAAGCCGCCCTAGTTCTTAGTAAGATTTTGCAGTTGATGTCTGCGCCTCTTCTTCATGAGCGACTTTTATTTGGCTTGCTGCTTCAGCAAACTTTCTAGCCTCTTCATAAGTAGAGCCGTCTTTGATTGTTTCTTTTTTAGAAACGTTCCATCCAAACCAAGTGCCTTTAGCATTTGATTGTGGAACAGTTGTTAATGTGTATATGTGACTATACATAGGCGGATTGAATGCTCCGTTTTTACCTTGCATTCTTATGCCCATCATCATCGACAACCAACCTTTAGACGCTTTGAGCTGTGTCCCAGCCATGCTAATTACAGCTTGACTAGGCCCATCTTCACTCAATGCAATAACGTAATATTGAACAGTTTCTTTTATTACGTTTCCGCTATCCTTCATTCTAAGAATGTAGTTAGCGTCTCTTTCTGTTTGCGACAAATCAAAGTCTGTAGGGTGTACCGCTACAAGTTTACCTTGTTGCGATGCGTCCCATTCTACATACTCCTTTTTGTAATAGCATGGAATAACATCCACACCTTGATCGCCATCAAAAAGTTTTTTAGACACAGTATTATAAATCATGCCAGGCTCGGAGCCTTCTACATAACCATTACTGGTTTTGTTGCATTGTGCAGATAACTGACTGAGCACCCTTAAAAAGGGTAAAGCTAAATCGCCCATACCAGACACCTCCTCAAAGCCACTTACTTTTTCCATTTGAAAGACACTTGCATCAACTGTTGCTAATTGTCCTTTGTTCGTTGCTTTTTGTACTTTGTTCATTGTTTTTTCCTCGTAATTTTTGCTTGCCTACCAACAAACGTTTTAAAAATCTCTTGAGGAGGTAGATCTGCACCTTTTTGGTGCAGTTCCTTAAGAGTTGCTTTGAGGGTCTGAGAGTGCACAGACATATCCTGTTGCACCTCATACCCATTTGCGGTGGCTAACTTGGTAAATTCCAATGCCTTCCCGTCTTCGTCACGACCAAATCTAGCAAACACTTCATTCTTAATGATGTCTCCTAAATTATTGTCACGAAGCCATTGATACGCCGTCGCCCGTTGATCAGGGTCTTTGGGTATACTAATGCCGTAGAATGGTTGAACATCGATGGAGCTGCCATCATTTAATTTCAACTGTGTCAAGTTTTTTTCGCGCATGAGCTCAGGTATTTTTTCTTGGCGAATACTTAACATCTCTTCTTTTTTATGTTTAAGTTGTTCTTCGAGGGTAGCTGCTTCGTCTTCAAGATCGACCAGCCTTTGACACACATCTGCGATACTGCGAAGATCTGAATCATCTACCTTCCCTAAATGGTCTTGTTGATCTGTTTCAAAATCAATGTCATTTATTTCGTTCATTTATTTCTCCTCTTTATTATATAAGTCCACCGATATAGGATAATACTTTGACGCTATACGATCCCACTTTAGTAGTTTAAATTTACCGTTGTTAGCTTCTGCTGCCACCACAGTAGCAACTGCGATAATGGCAGGGTCGCCAAGCAAAAGTAAAAAGTCTTCATCGTTAAACTTACCTAGTTTCTTTCTTAATTTATGTACTACTGAACCAGCACTGTATACTAATTGAGCACGTTCTGTAAACAAGAATTTTACTTCTCCATAATTTAACGCTTTCATAACGTTATACCTAGGATTTCCTTCTCCTGTACCAGGCGGTTCTTGTATACAATATACTGTCATAATACTTTCTTGACATTCAATATAAACATCATTATATGTAATTTCAAGAAATAAATAAAGAAAGAAAAGGGTGGCGGGATGGCTCGAAAAAATTATGGAATATCGGTTTAAAACTAAGCCGTATAGTCATCAATTAGATGCTTTACGGACAAGTCATAAAAGAAAAAATTTTGCTTTGTTTTGTGAAATGGGAACAGGTAAATCAAAAATTTTGCTTGATAATATTGCTATGTTGTATGACGCAGGCAAGATAAATGGTGCAATTATTGTGGCTCCAAAGGGAGTGTACAAAAACTGGATAGCTCAAGAAATTCCTACGCACTTACCTGATCATATACAATGTAGAACTTTTCAATGGGTGGCACCATCTTCAAGAGTAAAAGAAGATAAAGAATTATTATCTCAGTTATACGATGAAACTAGAGATCCTTCACTGACATTGTTTGTCATGAACATCGAAGCGTTTTCGTCTGCGCCAGGTCTTAAAGAAGCTGAAAAATTTTTAATGGCCTACAGAGCCTTGATGGCAATAGATGAAAGCACCACCATAAAAACACCTAATGCTAAAAGAACTAAAAATATTATTTCTGTAAGTCGTTATGCTTATTACAAACGAATTATGACTGGCAGTCCTGTTACGAAAAGCCCCCTTGATTTATACTCTCAATGCGAGTTTTTAGACCCAGAACTGTTAGGCCACAGTTCTTATTACACATTCAGAGCACGCTACGCTAACATGCAGACGATTAATGTTTCAGGTCGATCTGTCAGCATTGTGAGGCCACACAATAGCTATCGGAATCTTGGAGAATTGTCTGACATCGTAGGCCAATTTTCTTACAGAATATTAAAAGAAGATTGTCTTGATTTACCAGATAAAGTTTATGAAAGGCGAACCATAGAGCTTACGCCAGAGCAAAAGAAAGCGTATGACATGATGCGCACAATTGCTCTCGCAGAACTAAACGGTAAAGTATGCTCAAGCATGAACGTACTAACGCAATTACTTAGACTTCATCAAATCACATGCGGTCATTTTAAAGCAGATGATGGCACAATTACACACCTCAAAAATAATCGACTTGATGAATTGATGTCTCTTTTGGAAGAAACTGAAGGCAAGGTTATAATTTGGGCAAACTATGTTGAAGACATAAAAAATATAGTCAAAGCTCTAAAAAAGTCTCACGGAGAGGCCTCTACAGTCGAATATCACGGTGGGGTGAAGCAATCAGTCCGCCAGAAGCAAATTGCTCTATTTCAAGAGAAAAACGGCCTTGCACGCTATTTTGTAGGAAACCCTCAAACTGGAGGCTATGGAATCACACTTACAGAGGCTAATACGGTAGTATACTACTCTAACAACTATGATTTAGAAAAAAGACTACAATCTGAGGACAGAGCACACAGAATCGGGCAAACAAATAAGGTCACCTATGTTGACCTGATATGTGAAAAAACAGTGGATGAAAAGATAGTGAAAGCTTTACGAAATAAAGTTAATATAGCCAATGAAATACTAGGCGAGGAGCTGAGACAATGGCTATAACTTTTTTTGAGCGATAACCCAGGTCTAACAAAAGCAAGCGTGACAGTTCATCGAGCAATATCTCAATTGCTTGAAAGGGGTTATAATGTTTATGAAAACATAGAGCCTCAAGGCCAAATTGATTTGATTATAGAAAGTCGAAAAAATAAAAAACTTCTAAGAGTTGATGTGAAGACAATAAACTATGTAAACGCTGACGAGAAGACTAGAATATCTGGTGCCACGTTAAGGCCTAATCAAAGAGACTATCCAGACGATGGTATTTTATTTTTAGTAGTGGATGATGACGACTGCATGTGGATACAAGGCTACATCTCACAAAACACACCAAGAGAAAAAAGATTTGAAGAATCTATGCGCAGATTAAAAATGGATTAAACGATCTCTACGATAAAATAGATAATACCAAGTATGATAGATATGGCTGCAAACGACGCTGCAGCACCCATGAACCATGTCATCATCTGACGCAACTCAAAAGTGTGCTTGTTAATACGTTCTTGATGACTATTTAGATTGTCTAGTTTCTCTTCAAATATTTGATAACGCAACTCACACTCTTTTAAATGAGCCTCAAGCGCATACTTTGTATCTTGGTCACTCATTATAGTCCCTCTCCAAATTTTCTTCTGTTGTATTTATTGAAAATTGCACGCATTCTATTTAAATCAATAAAATCTGTCAATCTCTCTCCTCGATCACGTAAAGTTTTTTGAAGTCGAGCGTCCTTTAATAATTTTCCAAAGTCATCCGCAAGAAATGTTCCTCTAAACGCAACAGCTTGATCTGTTTTTGTCAATCTTCTTTCAATTAGAGGAAATATAAATTTTTTCTTAAAACCAAGTTCTTGAGCATCATCAAATACTTTTCTAATTTCTGCAAAATTTTGAAATTTGTTTCGTAACATTTTTTCGTATTCTCGATAAATTGTTTCAGCATTCACATTAGCATCACCAAAATTTTTGGTTAAAAGTCTTCTTGCTTCTCTTTGACTGGTCACAAAGTTATTAACTTGATATCCAAGTGATTTACCTACATTTGCTTCGTTAATTCTAATACCTGCAAACAAAGCAAGTGCTTCATCGCCAGGGTTCATATCTTTACCGTAAGTTGTTTGCTCTCCAGCGATACCTCTTGCAAAATTTGTTGCTTGTGTAAACGCACCTGGTGTTATGCCTTCTAATAAATGCACGGCTCCTTTCACAGCTATATCACTCACCGTGTCTTCATCACTTAATATTTTTCTACCGGATCTTGTTCTTCCGCCTCTAACAAATAAATCAGCTAATTTTTCTGTAATGATGGCTTCGCCAACAAACGGTTGAACCAAGGCTGTAAAAGCACCTGGATCTCTACCAGATCCAAAAAAAGCGTTGAGCATAGCTTGATCAATGTCTTTGTCCTCTGCTCTAGCAGTATTAAATTGAGTCATGGCCGCATAATAAGGTGCTGCTATAACATCATACGGACTTTGATATGCAAAATTTACAAATTTGTATACAACTTTGTCTCCATCTATTTCTTTAGCGACAGGCACAAGCGGTCCCGACTTGTTCCAAGGTGCCACAAAAGATTCTCGTATAGCATCTAACTGTTCGTTTGTTACACCCACAGCCTCTTGTCCTATTTCTTGTGCGACTTTTCCAACAGATAAGGCGGCAGAAAAACCAATTAGTTTTTTAGCGCCAGATTGTCTAACTAACGGATCACTAGATCTCATTTCACGAAGACCAAATTTCATTAAATTAAAACTTGTTCGATACATTTCTGCGGGAAAGGATATAAAGTTACCGAGGGGTAGTCGTCGTAAGTTTTGCACTAAACTTGGAACATAAGAGTAATTGGGGTATGTGTTTTTAATTATTTCAGCTGCTGTTTCTTGAATGACTTGTTCTCTTGTTTTTAAATTCCTACCATCTGGTGTAAATCTATCAAATCTTCTACCAAATATTTCTCTAAAATATTTCTCAGCATCATCTAAATGTGTGCCTTCTTTAATGATATTTAACATTTTAGATTTTTCAAATTCATAACCAAATATTTTCCAAAGGTCATCGCCACCTTGATAAATTTTAGTTGCATTTCCAAGAACAGATTGATCTTGTAAAGTTTTAAGTAACAATTCAGATCTATTTAGTTTACTGCCGTCATCTGCTCTTCGTAGTAAATCATCAGTCAGTGCTCTAATCTCTCTTGTTATGATATTAGAATTAGTTATTCCAAGACCTCTGTACTCGGCAGATTTTGCAGCTAACATATCAGCACTTATTTTGCCATCGGGTCCAAAGATATCTCTAAATACAATGCCCATGGCATCGGACAAACTAGCTCCTCTTCCAAAGTGTCCGTTGGCCATTGCGAACATAGCAGCGGACTCTACGTTTCTAATTTGTGTTGTTGGACTTAGAACTGTTTTAGATAACTGTGATGCACCTTTAAAAGCTAAAAAACTTTTATAAACAGAACTTTGTAATAAAAAATCTGACCACAGTGTTTCACCTTGTAAAGCTCGTGCTATATCGGGAGTTGTGTATTTACCTAAAATTTTATCCGCCATGAATTTATTAACGCCTTTACTCGCTTTTATTTGAACTAAAGGTGTTCTGATACCAGTTTTTGTTCTAAATATACGAGACGCTTCTGCTGCACTGTCCGCTCTAACTATCCACCCTGCTTCTTCTCCTACTCTTGCTAAAGTGTCAAATGTGTCTTTTTTGCCTGCAACAGTTGCTAAATCAGATATTGTGTCAATTAGGACAGCCTTAGCATCTCTTGATTCACCAAATAATTTCATAATTTTTGCTGGTAATTCTTCACCTGGTTTTAATACATCCTTTATCGTTCCAAATTCTTTTGATAAAAACTGTGAGGATTTCTTAATTAGATCCTCTGTTGATATACCTTCGGCACGTCCTAAATTAACTAATTCGTCAACTTGAGACTCCGCTATTTCTTTTACTTCAGAAAAAGATTTTCCAACCGAATCAGGTCGCCTTCTTAACATTCTCATAAACATAGCCGTTACTTTTGTTTTATCTTTCGGATTAATTCTAAAACTAGAATTGTTTACAATATCAAAACTTCTGTTTAAATAACGATCGATGTCTCCTCTAAATAATTTAGTTAAATCTTCGGGGTCAATTACGTCTTTGACATGATTTTTAACTAAATCAAAATTTGTTTTAAGAGAGTTTAATGAGTCTTTAAATTTTGATAAATTTGGATTTAATTTAGATAAATCCTCTCCTGAAACGTATTTTGCTACATCGTCGATTAATTGGTTTGTAAATACTTTAGTTTTTGTGCGACTAGTTTCTCCCATTTCACGAGCTAATTGATTCGCTGACTTTTCAATGTCTGTTAAATAAACATCTGCAGTTTTTTTAAACTGTTCTACATAATCTTCACCTTGTCGAATAATCGGTCTAAATTCAACTGGAGTATCTCCCGATGTTCTCATTGACGCAAGTATTTGATCTGTTTTTTTAATTATTCTTTCTTTGGTGCTGGTTGAGTCTGTGTCAAAAAATCTCCATTGTTTGTACTCAGGAATGCCTAGTTTTTCACCAAGTTTAACACGACCTGTTTCTACCGCTCTAAAAAATTGTGGCACGCCTGTATATTGACTTGAAAGAGCTTTTGCTAAAGGATTTAAAACAACATTGCCTGCTGCTTTGGTTATGGGAGATGCAACAGCTGCACCAACTTTAAAAGTTCCTTTTAAAACTGGTCCTAAAGCTGTGGTAATGCCTCCGACCGCAGGGCCAGCTTCTAACCCAAATAATAGTTTTTGTTGTAGCGAAGCTGCTGCTCGATCTCGACCCTCATATTGAGTCGGATCAAGTTCTTTCATAAACTCTTCTGGATACAGTCCTAGAGCTTGTCCTAGCGTTGCATCTCGTGACGTTGCAACAATTGGTTCTGATACGGCTGCTGGCAGTCCATAATAGCCAACTTTTGCAGCAACACCAGACACACCCCCTGCTTTTGCAACCCTGCCAAGATCTTTTACTTTTGATACTTTGCTTGCAATCTTTAACGCCGCTGTATACGGAACACCATATTGAACAATAAGTTCAACTGCTTTACCAAGACCATCGTCAACATTTATTTTAGGATAATTTTCTTCTAAGTATTCAAGAAAGTCTGTGTCAAAAGCATAGTCCGCAAAACCTGCACCAAGTTCAGCGATACCTTCGCCAATTTTAAGTGCACCAGACGCAGCACCTAGTCCTATTTGTTCATAAAAAGGAAGACCTTGCGTTCCGCTTGACCCGTAAAAATATTTATCTTTTTTTGCTACCATGAGACATTAACTTCTCATTTTTATAGCTTGTTCTGTGGGAGATAAAAAAGCAGTTTCAGTAGGTGTTAACTGCCCTGCGCCAGTCTGCATAGGCATAATGTTTGGGTTGGCCATTACAGCAGACGGCGCGGTTACGTTCAAAGAAGGAGAAGAGGCAACATTTACCACTTCTTCTTCGGTTTTTGCGGGCTCAGGTAAAGAAAACCTGACATCATATTCGTTATTAAAATTCTCTACATCTTGATTTGTTTCTATCGCTGCAAATTCTTTGAACGCCGTTGGGTTTGACGAAATAAGTTTAATAACATTATCAGGCACAATTTCACCTAATGTTTTTTTTAATTGATCGTAGCCCATGACAATCGGAACATTTTTTAATTCAGGTGTCGTGCTGCCTCCTGTGGAAAATCCGACTCTGCCACCATTTTTAAAATCTACGCCTGCTAAAACGGTGTCGTCTAAATACTCCATGGCTGCTTCCACATCTTGATTATCTAATGGTAAATCATTTCCGTCTTCGTCTAATCTTTCTGGTATTCCGTACAATCTTCTAAAATCACCAGGGTCTGTTTGAATATCTCCCGCTGCTTCAAAAACAGTGTTAGCCAATGTTCCTCGTTGTCCTTTTTTACCAAATACAAACTCTTTAATAAAATCTCTCGCTTGATCTGAACCTGACTCTATTCCCATTTGGCCTAAAAGATAATTCATGTATTTTACTTGTGTCCCCTCTTCTCCAAACTCAGCGTCAATTTGTTTTTGAGTTCTGTAGTCTTCTCTTGCATACGCTCTTTCTATGTCATTTTCTGCAATATCAAATTTTCTAGCAAGGTCTGTTTCATCTCTTTGTTGTTTAACTGCAAGAGCATTTTGAGCTTCAGCTGTTAGTTGTTGAACACCCGCTCCAAATCTGGACGCACCTTGTGGTAAATTAGGGTCATTCATGGCACTAACTATATTTAATGTGGCTAGTAATTTATTGTCTTTATCTTGCTTTGCACGCAAAGCTGCAAGTTCTTCGTCAAGTGAAGCTCGTCGTTCTTTTGCAAAAGCATCTGCTCTAAACACAGCGTTTATTGCACCCTCTACTTTGTCTTCTTTGTTTTCAGTTTTGTCAGGTTTAGGTTGTTCTTTTGGATCAGGAGCAGGCTCTGGCTCTAATTGCTCTATTCCTCGTCTTATTTTTGGTGTCATCAAATCATAAGTGGTTGGTTGAATTTCTGGTGAGGCTGAGGCTTCTGCTTGCCTTTGTGCTTGCATTTGTAGCGAAGCTGCTATTTCTTCCTCTGTTGGTTTACCAATGCCTAGTGCTTCGTAAGTTTCCATGGGAGTACGATTTTTTTGTGCTTCAAAAAATTTTCCAATGCCAGTTTCTTCATAGGGAACTCTAAATCTATCTATGGAAGATCCCCCTTCCGCAGGTAATCTAGCTGATCTCTCTATTGGCGTAAATGGAAAAAAATCTAATTGCTCACTAAGTGGCGGGAACGTGCTTTCTGCCGCGCCTGGCAAATTAAAAGCAGATTTAAAAGGTGTAGGAGAAAGACCAAATTGAAAAAAACTATCGTCTTTTTGTGTATCTTTAAATAATCTTGGATTAACGACAGTGCCTTGACCAAATTGACCACCACCACTTTGAAAACCAACTCGTCCGCCGACCGCATACCCCTCTCTATATTCCAACCCACTCGCAATGCCTGTGCTACGGTGTTCGTGCCGTGGTTTTTTAAACATCGCTCGTTGTAAAACTTTACTCATACTCTACCCAAATAAACTTGCACCGGCTATGCCCGCTTGTAATCCTGTCAATATAGGATTAGGACTTTGAAACTGTTGAGGTGTTGGCATGCCGCTTAAAATATTTGCAAACTGTCCAAGACCATAGAACGGCATTTGGAACTGGTTAAGATTTTGTGCGCCGATAATTTGTCTTTCAGCTTCGCCAATATCAAACAATTGACCGACATCTCCAAACAACCCAGCTTGTGCTGTTCGACCAAGTCCACCAAATATTTGACCAATGCCTGCTTGTGTTTTACCAGCTTGTTGTTGTGCTTTCATCGCATCTCGTGCTGCACCAAATCTTAAACTAGCAAGCGCCTTTGCTGTAGCGTCACCTTGTGCTCGTGCAAGTTCTGCATCGGCAACCGCGCCTCTTGTACCTGATCCTGCAAAACCGCCTGTTTGTATTTGTCGTTGTGCTTGTGCTGCTCTTTGTTGACCAAACAAACGATCTAAATCTGTCATTGTTGTATCTACAACACCTTGTGTAAAAGGATTCATATAGTCTTGCATTGCTTGTGGACCTGTTGTTTGCAACGCAGTTGATAATGCTTGACCACCTGCTGTTAAAAATGGTTGATACGATCCTAAACCTTGCTGTAAAATATTAGCTGCTTGCGTTTGCGGTGCAGTAAATCCAGGTGCAAGTTGTGCACCCGTTGGTACATTTTGTGGTTGCACCATCTCCTGTAAACCAGGAATGATTGTCTGTGCAAATTGTTGTTGTTGAAGTTCTTCTAATGTTGCCATTACGCTTGCGCCTCTAATCTGTTCATCAAATCGTACATTCTTTGTGCTCCTACATCTACACTACCGCCGCCCGCTGCCCGTACAGCGTCAGCCGTCATTACAAATTCGTTTTTCGATAATCTAGCAGGCACATCATCTGCCCGTTCTTTAGCGCCGACAGGGATAAAGCCTCCTCCACGATAGTCCATTTCCATCGCTGGCTCACCACCATTTGCGAGCCCTATAATACCACCCTCCTTGGCCATTGTAAACCTTGGATTAGTGCCTCGAAGATCTCCCATATAACCTAGTTGTGGACCAAGTGTTAAATTAAGTTGATCATCTTCAAGCGCTTTGTTTTCTAGATATGTTAAAGCAGCCGTTGCTGTTCCTATGCCTAGGCCTATCTTTTGTTTGGTGCTTAAATTATTAAAAAATTGTTTAGCTATTTGTACTTTTTCTCCCGCAGGAGCGTTAAAAAATTGTTTTAGAGTTGTGCCTGCTTTTTGTTGTATAGCATCTGTTGCTGCTTGAGCGCCACCTGGTGTTGGTAATACGTCTCTAAGTCCTCCAGAATCATAGCCTTCTCTAAAACCCGCGCCTGGTGAAGTTTGCTGTTGTGCAACTGCTTCTACCCCAGCTGGAGTAGTTGGCTCAGATGCTAACAGTTTACCAATTCCTGTTTCTGTACCAAATGGTGAACTAAAACCGCTTGTAAAACCCTCTCTTGTAAACAAATTTAAACTAGGATCTTGAAACCCTGCACCACCTAAAAATCTTGCACCTTGTCCGAGAGCAAACGTCCCAAGACCAGCGCCCACTGATTGACCTATACGACCTGTTTTATCAAAACTACCAAGTCCTGCCATGGCTGCAGCGACAGCGGGATTAAATGGAGCTACAAATGGAGCGGCAGCTGATGCTACTTCTGCCAGCTCATTTGGTATAACTTTTCTGACTGCTCTTTTTAATTTACTGCCTATGCCCATGATATCTCCAATCTATCGTATTTTGCTTCATTTTCAATCATTATTGTCCTCTAATCGGCGGGTTTCTTATTTCTAAAAACGACGCATACACAGTCATTGGTTGTTCATCGGGTGTAAAATTAAGACTGTCACCAGATTCTAGCACAAAAGCTCTGTTGAATGACGCTGCACCATTATTTGCTATAGACCCTTTGTCTATTATTTTTGTGGTTGAGGTTGAGGAGTCAGTTATTGTAAAAGAATTACTGCTCGCCGTGCCTCCAGATTGATTAAAAAATTGTGCAAAATTTACAATTATAGTGCTGCCCGCTGGGCAAGTTAAAAATGAATCTGTTGAATCGGCTGTCGTTAAAGATTTACAAATCATACGATATCTTTGCTTTGTGCCATTATCTAATTGTACGTAATGTACGTTTATATGTTGATCAGCCACACTTGTTTGCCAACGTAACTCATCGTTTTCTTCTAATACTAATGGAACTCGTAAAAGTGTTCCATTACCCGCACTAATTGTTCCAGCTTGTATAGGAAAAGAACTTGTGCTTTCTGAATTATCCTCAAACGCTAAAAAGAAAGAAGAAGAGCTAGCGTTTTCATTTTGCACTATTATATTTTTTATTAGAATAACTTTACCTGCAGGACAACGTAACAACAATTGACCGCTGCCCGTTGTATCTATTTCAGTAATTACATTTTTAAATTGTGCTGACATTATGATGAGTTCATGAACCAAGCAATTTGATCGCTGACTGATATAGAATCGTCCTCGTCAATCTTGTGTGACATTTTTAATAACTCTTGTTCAACAGCCGCGGCTAAACGATTTAAGTCAACATCTAATTGACTTATTTGAGCCATTATTTGAGCGTTGTTGGCTGCTTCTGCTGTGCCTAACGCTCTATTAAATGCGTCCATAAAAGAGCTTGTTGTTGGCATTCTGTTAAATCTATTTCCGGCCATGATTATTCCTCTGGGTGTTTGTATTTAAAATCATCTGGCGGCAGCTCATTTGATTGTTTACTAGGACATGCCATGGTTGTGCATGTTTTACCATCTTCAACAGTTTCTCCACAATGTTCACATTTAGTACTCATGTGTTTCGCAGTCCATCTGGTTGCATGTTAAATCTATGGTCGCCCATACGCCAGAAAGAACTGGTCGCATTGCTTGATACCACCATCGACACTTGTCGTCCACGTGCACGTATGGTCTGGTGTGTTGTGCCTGTGGCTGATGTAATGGTTTCTTCTGTTCGTTGTGTGCCGTTTGGATGATCTCTAAACTTTAGTGTAACTGTAACGTTGCCCACCTGATCGTTGAAGTCAGGTATAAAATCACTGATATACATCATTTGTTCGCCGTCTGGTGGCAAGTCAATATCGCCTGATGTTAGTGTGCACTCCATAGCCGAACCGTCGTCATCTGTGCCTGATTCGTGTTTGAATATTACAGAACTAGATGCCGCAAGAGAACTTGCAAGTGGATTGTCATAAATACCGACCGGCGCCCAAGCTCCTCTAGTCAATGTACCTACAGACCATGTATTCTCTAAATAATTGTAGATGACATAATTTGTAATATCATCTGATGCGTCCGTCGACCCTGTTGGATAGAACCACCAGACCTCGTTAAATTTAACATTAAGAGCTGCAAAACATTTCATCTTTTGTTGTTTGGTAAGATTATCAAACACATGTCGCTCTACGGTGCATGGTATACTTTGTACTTGTCCACGATAAGCATAAAAGCCATCATCACCCATCCAATAAGCTGTGCCGTTGTGTTCAACCACTGCATTTGGTCCAACAAGTCCTGTGTTTTCAGATAGTGTTTGAAACGCATACACATCAGGCTGACCTACAAACGTCATAGAAAAAACAGTCGTGTCAGAAAACAATAAAATATTACCTTTGGTTCTAACCGCACCAAGAAGCAGGTTGCCACCTTGCAATTCTACAGCACCTGCAAAGTTGTCAAGTGTTGCTGTAAAATCATTATCTGTTTCTAAGTCAGAAAAGGCCACACGCATAGGCGCATCGTTGGTGCCGTCGTGTGCACCATATAAAATAACTTGTCTTGATTGTTGGTTGACAATCACACCGTTGGCCGATGACGGTATACTGCTGCCCGATGCAGCTGTCACAGCTGCTGCGTTTGTGCTTGCATCACCTTGATACGCACTCAAATCTAGTTTGTATAGTTTGCCACCTATCTTATTGACACAAATTAAATCTTCGCCAAACGTGTCCATTGTCCAAATACCAGCAAACGTAAATGCTCCAGAGCTGACTGTTGTATGTTGTGCGCCAGCCGAATAACTTGATCCAGGTGTAATGTCTATGTAACTACCTGCACCATCGTCGTATAAATATAAATGACTGTGCGTACCTATGCCGATGTATCGTTTGTTACTCGCCACTTGACCACGAAATGGTAACAGTGTTCGAACAACACCGCTTGCAATTGTATCCGTATCTAGTTTTGCCCAGCCACCTAGTTTTTCTGCACGACCTTTTAAAAAACGTATTTTGTTGGCATCAACATACTTGCCTTCTTGCGAGTACACTGTGTCATCCTTGAAGATACCAGGTGCTATTTGCATCTTTGTCAAGGGCATTTAACTAATCCTTATTAAAGCTGTTGTTGCAGATGCCGATGGTAAAGATACGGTTAGCGTGCCTCCAGATACAGACTTGGTGCTACCAAAGTCTAACACAGCGATGGCACGATTGCTCGCTGATGAATTATAGATGAGTGCCCCTGCTGTATCAGATATAGTTGCGCTTGAAAAAGACACGTCATCAAAATCTACAAAAGCTACTGTGCCAGATAGTGACACGGCAACATTTGTTATAGTTGCACCGCCTGATGTGTAGTTGGTGCCGCTTGATTCGTTGGTTGTAGAAAAAGCAGTGGTCGTTGGCCCTAGTGTGGCGCTCGATGTATACAGGGCAAGTTTAAGCGTATGCCCATCAAGATCATGCAGACCTTGAAGAAGCTCTTGCTTGAATGAGTTGCATACTGCTTGTGTTATTGCCATATAATCTCCTATGCGGCACTGATCTCAGACCATGATTCGGTGTTGGCTGAGGCCGATATATCAGCCCAAAACTCACGACCAACATCTGGACTGCCGCCAAATGATACTACACCAAAAGCCACCGCACCAAAAGCAGAAGTTTCAAACTCGGTCGCAATATCTGTGCCGATTGCCTCTAATACAAATACTGGTGCCCAATTTTCTGTTGCCATTAGTTAACCTGCTCTTCTTTTTCCTCTTCTTTTTTCAACTCTGCTAGCTCCATCTGAGTTGTAATCAAATCAGCCTGTAGCTTGGTGTTTAAATCCAAAGCATCGTTTCTTTGTTTCGTTAACAACGCTATTACGTTGTTTACGTATTTAGATTGTTTGTCGTTCATATTTCTTCCTTTCGTTTGTTAATTATGCGTCGTCTCTAGCTTTTCTGTTTTTGTAATCAGAACGAGCTGTGACCAGTGCTACAAAGTCTGCTTGATTAGATGGAATAGCATCTGTAAATGAATCATCATCCATTAACTTAGTTGTCCATTCTTTTTGCATACGTTTCCAACAGTTGTTGATTTTACCATCAACTGCTGCTTGTATCCAGTCATCAAGACCTTTGTTATCCGTATCGTTATATAAATCATTAGACAGAATTGTTTGTTGTAAATCTGTTAATGTTATTGTTTTTGTGTGATCAGCCATATTTTACCTCCTTATCCTAATAAATATCCGTGAAATAAAGTTCCTGTGTTTGAGTCGGAATCAATATCAGTTTGTGCAGCTCCGCCTTGTATTCTTATTTGAACATAAGCAGTATCATTTGCATCCATTTCTTCTATAACTGTGTTATGAAACTGATAGTAAGCTGCATCTTCGTTGAAATGATCTGCCCCTGATTCTAGAGTTTGTATTTTTGTTGTATGGTTTGAAGTTACTAGTTTTGCTTGTGCGTATGATATTGCTGAGTCAACATTAAGAGCAACAATAGTAACTGCAAAAAGGTATCTTCCTGTAACAGGAGCCGTAAAAGTGTACGTGCCTGTATTAAAATCTGAGTTTTTATCATATATTTCACTACTAAAAATAATTGTAACATTGCTGTTTATTGCAACGTCATTTTGAGTTCCGTTACTAACTCTAAAAGCTGGTTGTAGTGGCTTGGTTACTGCACCAGTTGAATCTATAACTAGCCCTGTTGCGGTATTTGTAACAAACTCCATTTGATTACTGCTGTGTCCATAAACAATTTTACCTATGTCATTATCTCCAGAATCACCAAAAGCTATTCTTGTTGCTCCATCTGTGGCATCTAAAAAACTCATACCAACGCTAGAACCTTCAATTACTAATTCATCAGACGTTGATGATACTGACGCCCCACTGTCTCCAGATTTAATGTGTAGCATACCAAGATCAGCAGCATTACCTGGATCAGTATTAAAAAAAGTTGTTTTTGGAGGTGTCACAGAGGCATCAGTCGGTGTCACT